AGATCAAAAGTATCAGGTTTAACTATGGCTATTGCTTACTATCTATTACGAGATGATGATCATGATTCCAGGAAGAACATCGTTGAGATGGCCAGGGATCTAGAATTATCTACACACTTTACTTGTACTGATTTTATTTACTATGATGACAAAGAACACGACGCACACTACATTGCGTACTGATCTATTACAGAAGATATATAATAATGCAAGGAAAAAGAAATATACTTACAATCCTATTCGTAAACATAACACTTACCACCTATTCGGCTAATGTCACTAACACCAGAAACAACTGTTGAGTATAACTTTGCATCTGACGCATATCTACATTACTGTGAGGCACATGAATGCCTTAGAGTAGCAGATAGATCGGGAGATTCTGTTATACTAAATAACATCACTGTAGAACAGATTGATGCTTTCATTAAGTATTATAATAAGTATGTAAAAGAAGAGGAGACTGCTAATGTTGAAGACTAAAGAATGGCTAGTACTTAATGCTGTTAAAGCATGGCTAGTAAACTATGAAGATAAGGAGACAGAATTAACTCCTCAATACCAACAATTACACCAGGAGTTATACAATGCCTTCATCACAGAGGATACTCCCGTTCAAAAACGCGGACGTCCAGCGAAAAGACAAAGGAAGAAAGAAACCTCAAGCTCTACGTCAAGCAAAGAAAAGGTTACAGAACCTAAAGAACAAACTTAATTCACAGTCAAATGCCTAAGTATTATGTTACACTAGAGAGTGGTAGATACTTTATTATGAACTCTACCTACTCTGCATACAATGCTGATGATGCACATATTGTAGCTGAAGAAGCTATGGAAGAGGCTGCATTAATGGATGATTACTTAGATGATGTGAGGTACATTGATGGCTAAAAAGAAACATTTCCCTAATAACTGGCAAGCATACAAGGACTCACCTGATCAATTCTTTTTACCTCTTGAGTTTGATGAGTTTATGGATTGGAAGATCAATGGATGGGAGATACCTTCCTCTGTTGCATGTATTATCCGTGAACAAGATATCAAGACAGGTAAAGTAACTGAACATGTGTACTCTAGGCTTAGTAATGCAAACAAACGTGCTAATAAGATCATGAAGGAAGGTAAGTCTGAATTTCTTGTCTGTACTCATGATGATATTGGTCACATCTACCCTAAACGATTAAATAAAGAGGATTCCATCTATGACAACTACGATAGCGAAGCAGGAGCAGACTGGTTCGACGACAAACTTAGAGAAGAGAATGAACCATGAACGTACCATCCAAGATATATACACTTATGAGAAGCAAGCATTAGATCTCATTGATAAGAGATTTGAGAATAATAAAGATCATCCTAACTATAAAAAGCTTAAAGCTTTATTAATAGATCAAATCAACGATGAACTAAATGATTACACCAACACCATCTCAAATAGACGAGCAAGTTAAACTTGAACGTGATGCTATTAAGCAAGGACTCAAGAAATTACAAGACCAAACACTTAAACTTGAGAATCAAAACTATGCATCTGCTACTATATATGGTATAAGTAGTATTGATACTTTATTACCTGATGTAGCTGAACAGATAGATAACACTACTTCAAGAATACATGAACGTAAGAATGGTGTAGCATTTAAAGATATACATCAGTATCTTAATGACATAGATTCACAGTCAGCAGCCGCTATTGCATGTAAATTAACCTTTGATAAAGTATTTGGTTATAAAGAAGGAAGTAATCAAGCTGTTAAAGTATGTGAATCTATAGGTAAAGCTGTAGAAGATGAATGTCAAATGAGACATTATGAAAGGCACGCACCTGGCTTATTAAATATACTGAAAGCAAATTACTGGCATAGAGCCTGTGGTACTCATCAGAAGATAGTAGTCATAAAGACACTAATGAATAGATATGAGGTTAAGCAATGGAAAACTTGGCATACATCTATAAAAATTAAACTAGGTGCTTGGTTATTAGAATGTATAATGAAAGCAAGTAACTGGTTTGAGAGGGTACACATTAGACAAGGTAGGAAAAATGAAGTATTTGTTGTACCTACTGCTGAGTTTATGGATATCAAGGATGAAGTAATGGCTAATGCAGAGTTATTTTCACCGTTAGCTTGGCCTATGTTAATACCTCCTAGAGATTGGACTAATGAATCTCCTGGCGGTTATATGCTAAATGAGATAATGCAAGGTCACGACTTAGTTCGCAGGAGCAATCACGCCTCTATACAGGGGGAATTACCACTAACCTTTTTGAATAAAATTCAGAAGGTTGCCTACCGACTTAATCCATTTACGGTACTTGTAGCTGAAGTGTTGGATAAACAACATATTAGTGTTGGTAAATTCCTACCTATTGTTCATTATGATCTACCACCTAAACCTGTAGATATAGCTGAGAATAAAGAATCTCGTAAAGCTTATAGAAGACAGGCAGCAGATGTAAGGAACAAGAGAGCAGCAGAGTTCAAGAGATCCTGCCGCACCCGAATGACAATGGAAACAGTTCAACGTTTTAAAAAACATGAAAGGTTTTATATACCTTGGTCTTTTGATTATCGTGGACGCAGCTATCCAATTCCTGCATTTCTTACAGTACAAGATACAGACTTTGGAAAATCATTGCTTATCTCAGCTGACGAATCTTACATTACAGAATCAGGAAAGAAATGGCTTGCCTTCCAAGTAGCAACGACATATGGTTTAGACAAATCAACAATGTCAGAACGATTGAACTGGGTAAAAGAAAATATACCGTTGATTACCAGAGTAGCCACTAATCCTATAGATTATATTGGTGACTGGGAAGCAGCGGACGAGCCGTGGCAATTTTTAGCTGCGTGTGAGGAGTACTATGCGGTAGTAACTAAACAAACCAGAAAACACACTAGGTTATTTGTTGCCACGGATGCAACATGTAGTGGACTTCAGATCCTAGCTGGATTAGCTAGAGACCGCAAGACAGCACAACTCGTCAATGTGCTGCCTTCTGAACGTCCACAAGACGCATATAAGGTAGTAGCTGAGAAAGCTAAGCCTTTCGTGCCAGTTTCGATACACAAAGTTTGGGATAGAAAGTGTGTCAAAAGAACCGTCATGACTATCCCCTATAATGCTAAACCTTTCTCTAATCGCTCATACATAAAAGATGCCTTAAAGGAGAAAGGTGTAGAAATAGATAAAGATGATCTAACAATCACAGTCAAGGCTGTTAGGGATGCTATGAATACTGTAGTACCTGGCCCAATGTCAGTGATGAAGTGGATTGAAGATGAAGTAGCTAAAGCTATAAAGAGGGGTGTAGATTACTTAGAATGGGTTACACCATCTGGGTTTGTTGTTACACAACGTATAATGAAGAAGAAGGTGCTTAGATTACAATTACAACTACTAGGTAGATGTGATATATCCGTAGCTACTGAAGATAGGAAGGAGGTAGATGCACAAAGACATAAAGCTGCTACTGCTCCTAATCTTATACATTCTTTAGATGCTTCACTATTACATTTAAGTGTTAGTAGGTTTGATAAGCCTATAGCATTGATCCATGACAGCGTTCTCACACAATCGGTTGACATGGACGAATTATCGACTATAATAAGGGAAACGTACATGCATTTATTTGCTGAACGTGACTACCTTACTGACTTTGCTTCACAGATAGGAGCAGAGACTAAACCACCGATTATAGGTGACTTAAAACCTGAATCGGTAATTGATTCAACTTATTTTTTCTGTTAAATGTTTTCATTATTTGATTACGCATTTGCACCAACAAGAATAGTCGTAGTTTCTGAAGAGAGATTACAGGCTGCTGAAAGAGAGGCAAAGCTACAAAGACTTAAGGAAGTAGACGAAAGACTATCTTCACTTAGAGAGTACCGTCAATCCTTAGCTAAGGAACTAGCTCCAGCTAAAGATGAGGAGGTACAAGAAGATGCCTAAGAATACACACGTTACTGACGTTGTTACATTGGAAGGATTCCAAGCTATACTAGAACCTGGTAAGTTTGGTTATTCCTTATCGGCTGTTGTTGGTGATGAACTCATTGACGAGCTAGAAACTGAGAGGAGTGAAGTCCTTAAGTGGGCTGAATCCAAGCTCAAAAACCCTAAGAGAGCTACATTAAAACCAACACCATGGGAAGAAGTAGCTAAAGGGAAACATAAAATTAAATTCTCCTGGGGAGAAGATAAAAGACCTCCTGTTGTAGATACAGAAGGTTCACCTGTTACAGATAGCAAAGTACCTTTATATGGCGGATCTACTGTTAAACTTGGCTTTTACCAAAAACCTTATATTCTACGGGATGGGATTACCTACGGCAGTAGCCTTAAGTTACTTGGTATTCAAGTTGTATCATTAAATTCTGATGCAGCTGGAGTATCATCTGATGATTTAAATGAATCACAAGTAGCTGACTTATTTGGTAAGACATCTGGATTTAAGGCAGGGGAAGCCCCACCTACATCTGAAAATAATGCCGAAGACGAAGACTTCTGATCATATAGAATGGGCTCAGAAAGCTTTTAATAAGCTAAAAGAGAATCATAAAAAGGAACATAAGTTCCGATCAAAACTTGAGGAGAGGGTAGCAACTCTCCTTGAACAACTAGGTGTATCTTATGAATATGAGACTGAGAAACTCAGCTATACTATCGAGCATAATTACACTCCCGATTTTGTTCTTCCTAATTATGTCTACCTGGAAACAAAAGGATATTGGGACGCTGCCGATAGACGCAAAGTGTTGGCTGTTAAACGAGACAACCCAGAAGTAGATTTAAGGATGGTGTTTCAATCACCTTATAATACAATCTCTAAAAAGAGTAAGACTACCTATGCTAAGTGGTGTGAAAAACATGACATACCATGGACAGCATATCATGAAATCCCACTCGATTGGTTGATATAATGTTAGACAAAGGCGAATTTGTAAGACATGAGCCTTGCAGTAATTGTGGGTCATCAGATGCAAATAGTTTGTATTCTAATGGCTCATACTTCTGTTATTCATGTAGAACTTACACACCCGCAGAGGGTATAAATCTTTATTCACAGTCAAAAAGGAAAATGAATGTCGAGCTCAAAGGATACGCACAAGAACTCAGAAAGCGAAAGCTCTCTGTTGGAACTTGCGAAAAGTTTAGAATTTACAGAGACGGAGACACTCTACGCTTCCCATATCATACAAGCGATGGAGCTCTTGTCGGGATCAAAGTAAAAACAAAAAGAAAGGAGTTTACATATGAAGGAGTTTCCACTGATACCTTATTCGGTCAGCATTTGTTTCCTAACACTGGTAAACGTATTGTTGTTACTGAAGGTGAACTAGATGCTGCGAGCTGTTATGAGGCAATGTCCGGTTGGCCGATGGTTTCTTTACCGCATGGTGCTGCCAGCGCAAAGAAAGATATCCAGAAACAGATATCCT